CTCAGATACATCATCAAATACATTATCTCCTATCTTTGGTGGATTCTCACTCTCCATCTCAACATATTCTAATGCAGAGCATCCATCAAAAGCATGGTCACCAATCTCTCTGATATTAGATGGAATGGTGATTTCTGTCAAATTACTTCCAGCGAAAGCATAGTCACCGATATAATACACGTCTGAAGGTATTGTTGAGCTGCCACAACCAGCGACAATAGTCCTTGTCGTCTTGTCAACTATGAGATTGCTGCCTTCTGGTGAATAAAAATGCGCATTGTTGCCATCAACTTCAACATTCTCAAGAGAATTACAGCCTGATAACACATTTTTCCCTAATTTATAAACACTCTCAGGGAATTTAATGCTCTCCATATTAGGACAGCCAGAAAAAGCGTAGTCACCAAGCTTTTTAACTCCTGTGAACAACTCAAACTCATCAAAACTTGTCAAAGAAGAAGCAGAAGAGAATGCATCAGCGAATTGAGAGCTGTTTATAGCCCTTATTTCAGCATAAGTAGCATAATCCTCGTTCTCGATAAGTCCATTATCATATAACAATGATAAAAGAGCTGAATTTGAGTCTTCATCAATAGCCACACACACATATTCGTACCATTCAGGAAGTGCTGCTTGTATAGCCTCTGGATTAAATGTCTTCAATGGTGCTGTTGGATTAAGCTCTAAAAAAGCATCATAGCACTCATCAACAACATAAATCCTTGTCACACTCTCATCATATTCAATCTCATAAGGTGTAGTTTCAAAAACATATAACCTATCGAGCACCTGAACACTGGAAACATCAATTATTGTGTTTTTAATAATCGCCATATATTTTTATATTTTTCTATATTTATATTGTTGGTTTACAAATGTGTATATTTACAAATGTAAACCAGTATATTTATTCAGAATTTTCAGTATTTTCTTCTTTATCTTCTGTGTTTTCTGTATTACCATTAACCTTGTTTGATTCTATAGATGTATAAGGTATTATTAAAGCATCTCCATCTTCAACAGGCGGTAAACCAATCATTTTTCGGGCTTCATTCGTAGAGATAACTCCTGACATTTTCAGGGTTGATAGGTAGTTTGCTTTACCTTGTTGGTCTGTTGTCATAAGATATTTCTCATCCAAATCTATATAGAAAAAACCATCAGATAATTTCCTGTTCATCTCATGCTCAACTAATGATATATAAGGAAGCAAGGTGTGTGTCAAGAACTCTAACTGTGATGCCTCTATTGTTGAATAAGAAGAATGTGAGAGATCTTGAAGCAAAACTGGTGATATTCCAAAATACCTAGCTACCTCTGTCACATTGAACAGCCTTGACTCTATCATTTGTGACTGAGCTGCATTCTGGGTGACGGGAATAAAGTCAACATTGTAGTCACATATTGCTAATCCACTTCCATTGCTGCCACCATGTACTTGCTGCCATGACTGTCTAATCTCATCTTTATTGAGATTCATCACTTGCTCATTGAATTTCAATATACCTTTAATGCCTAAGCCACTGCCAAAATAGTCTTTTGCTGCTTCTTCTGTATAATTGCCTATAGCGATTGCCCTATTTGCATAAGAGAGAATGCCTCTTCCTTGTACTCCATCATTTGAATTTTTATAGAAATGAAGCATGTTTTTTGGCTGCACTCTTGCTGGAATGCCTTTGTAATTAGTCACCTCATAGTAAAGCTGTTGCTGCTCAGCATTATATTGAATTGAAACAGCACCATGCTTAAGATAAACCAAGTCTTTCACTCTTCCTTCTTGGTCACGCTTGATATAAGCAAATCCATTGCCGAACAAGAGCATGTCTTGCATCAGCTGCTTCATGAAATTGAACTTAGAAATCATCATGTTGTCAAGAATTTTGCTGAGATAATGCTCTTTTATCTCTTTGTTGTTCTCATCACCATGCTCTTTAATCAATATTGGCAATTCTGCGATGCTATTTGATATTATATCTACAGCAGCAAACACTGTAGAGAGCCCAAGTGGTGCTCCATTGTCATATATACCAAAGAAAAGCCCACCGTTATATGGCTGCACATATTGTAATGGCTGTATAACGTCACGCTTTTCTTTCGACTTGAAAAAATTGAATATTCCCATTATGAAAACTGTAATTTATATATTTAAAAATAAATTTTGAAAAGGACTTATATAACGGTGAAGAAACCTTTCAACGATGGTGTGTTGAGCATTCCACCAAGTGCCTGCAACATAGCGATTACACCATCTATTTTCTGGTATTTTGTACCAGCTTTCACTGGTTTTACATTGTCATTCCAGTCTGATTTTATAGTGCAGTTGCCAAAACACCACCTTGTAATCTCATTGTCATCAATCACTATCTTGCCTAAACGCAAAAGTCTCTCAAACTCTTTTGTCGGCCTGTTGAAATTGCCTAAAGCTTGAGAGAATGGCTCCATTTTAACACCATGCTGCACCGCATTCTCTGTGAACTGCGTAGCATTCCATGTGTCATACTCAACCTTGAAAATCTTAATCTTCTTGTTAATCTCGAATATCTTGTTAAGTATAAAGTCATAATCCGTAGCATTTCCAGGAGTCACCAGAAGCTCTCCAGAACGCCTCCAGTTGTTATATAATGCTTTATTATGCGACTCTTCAAACGCTGATTCTGGTAAAAAATACCATGTCTTGAAATATATTTTGCTGTCATAGCTGAAACACATAGAAACCGCTGTGATGTCACTCACAGCAGCAAGGTCGATGCCAAGTATAGTGAATAGCTTGTCATCGTTGAAATCATCTAAGTTAATCTTCTCTGAATTAGCCACAATGACTGAATTTGGAAGCCATGACTCAGCAGAAGAACACCATTTGTTGAATGTCTTTGTTAAAATTGCGACTTCATCAGATGGGTTATTCTTCATGCGTAACAACTGCGACTCCATATAATCCCTGCCGACTGTAATGTCTAATGAAGGACAGCATTTCTTCCAATTGTTCTGGTCTTCTATATCATCATCTTCATCAAGCTCATATATCAATGGAAATATAGTGTCATCATTTTTTACTTTATGCAGTATATCATCACACATATCTCTATATTGCTTGCATGGTGAAAGCAAATCAAAGCCAGCCGTAGTTATATATATCAATAATGGCTGAGTGCGCATTCCCATGCCTGACTCTATCAATTGTGGTATGTCATTAGTTGAGAATGCATGGTACTCATCTATTATTCCAGTATGCGTGTTGAAGCCATCACCAAATTTTGAATCTGATGATAATATTTGAAATTTAGCATGGTTTTTTGGAAACCTAATCTCATTTCTGTTATAGTTGAACAAATTATGCTTGTTTATGCCATCAACATACTCTTGCGCACATTTGAACGCTATCTGCGACTGTGCACGTGATGGAGCCACTGTCAAGACTTCAGCACCAGCCTCATCATCTCCAATCATTCCATATAAACCAAGCGCTGCTGCTAAACTTGTCTTGCCACATTTTCTTGAAATCTGTATATAAGCTGTCCTAATAAGCCTTTTACCTGTTGATTTCTTCTTCCAGCCATAAACATTGTATACAAGGAACTTCTGCCAGTCTTGTAATATAAAATGCTGTCCAACAAAATCACCACGAACATGCTTAAGATGACTTATAAATTTGACTGGCCTCTCTGCTGCCTCTTCATCAAAATATATGTCATCACGGTCAAACCAATCAATATAACGCTGGCAACATAAACGGACTAACTCACCAGCAGTGATTTTATTTGACAAAACATCTTCAGCATATTCTGTGAACCTTGAATTAACCAATTAGACTCTCTAAATATTTTTCTTCTTTGTCATCTTCTATGTCTTCTATCTGCTTGAGACTCTTCATCTTTGCACGGCTCATTGGCGTCAAGCTGAATGACTTCAAAAGATTGGTGATTGTCTGGGTGCAACGGTCTAATATTGAGAACGCTGGATTTTTAACACACTCACCTGTCTTCTCATAATTCCTGCCTGGAGTGACGGTACCTTTCTCTCTTATGTTTTTCATTGCATCAAGGTATATCACATAATTATCACAAATTATGTCAAGTGAAATAGCCCATGAGTCTGGTATATTTCCATAGTCCTGTCTTAAGCAATCAATCACATTACCAATGTAATTTTGCACGGATTCTGGATAGTCCTTATATCTGTCTTTACTAATCATTGTATTAAAATGAAATATTTTTAGATTTTATTGATTTTCTTAACTAAAATTATGGTTTTAGTATATAATTTTGTTAATAAAACATAATTTAATTTTTGTAAGATTTTTTGATGTTTTTATTGAAAAATGTCCTTTTTGTCTGGTATTTTGTCCTTTTTGTAATGCCCAGTGCTCCAAAAATCTGCTGTGGGCGCGACAGGATTT